GCGCAAAATTGGCTTGCACTCGCTAATCTTAACTGTACGGGTTTCTACTTGATTTCCCATTTTGGTGGCTCCTACTTAGGGTTTGTTAAACATGTATGTATTATAAGACAGCATTAAAGCTTTGTCAACTCTAATGCTGTCTTTATTTTTAGGCAACTGCTTCAATAGCAGGCTGAACTTGTGCCACAAACTCAGAAGCATCAATCTGCTCCTTGGTCATTGGCAATGGCAGTTCAATAAACTTGACATCAGTGCAACCTGCGCGAACAAGTGTACGAGTACGACGCTTGTCGTTGGTATAACGAAGTGCGCCACGGCCCTTTTGATCAACTGCATAGCCAACGAATGCAAATGTTTCACCAATTGCAACAGATGCAATTGCGGCCTCTACCACTGCTGGAGCAACAACTTCAACAGTTGGCTCAGCAATTACCATTTCCATAACACCTGCGGCACGAGCACGAGCGGCACGTTTACGAATCGCGTCGGGGGTTTGAGAAAGAACTTTAGACATATAAAAACTCCAATTTGTTTGTTGAGTGTATATTGCAGAACCGTTCCGCAATATGTGTACTATACTACCGATCCATATCCCTGTCAACCTCTTTTTGAGTCTTGGGGCGACGTTTGTACAACGTACGATCGCGAGTCACCTTGGGTTTAAAAGGCGAGTTAGCATCATACAGTTCCACAGCACGGCGCTTAGAACGTTCAAGTTTGATTGTAATAGTGGTCCGTTTCATAGTGTTACTATTATATGTGTTTTAGGGCCATGAGTCAACCTGTTTTTGGGTTTTTTTTGGCTCTTTTTGTTATATTTTTGTTGTATTTTAACAACATTGCTTAAAAATTAAGCAATTCTTGCTAAATTTCTAGCAGTTCTTAGCACTTGACTCATGCGTCCAAAGTTTTCACCTACTAATTCTAGTAGTTTATCTACTGGTTCAGTTGCCACACTAGCCATACCAAACGCAATAGAACCCATGTCTTGGAAGTATCGTGGATCCGGCCAGCGTCTTTGTTTGATCTCCCAAGCATCTATAAACAGACATTCTTCACCTATACTACGAAGCTCAATGCGTTTTGACAAGCCTGGTTTATTTTGTGCAGTCATGAGTCTAATTGCAATTGGTTCATTCCATATATCAGTGCGTTCAAACGTTCGTGCAATGGTATGCACTAGAAATGCTTCTAGGTCAGATTGCAAATATGTGTTGCTACGGCCCTGGGCCTCAACGACCATTTCCCAACCTGCTTTAACATACGGTTGCCAATGTTGCATGTCATTATTTATAAATACTAACATGGAAAACAATATTAGAAAATTTATCAAGATTGTAGAAGGCACAAAATTAACACTGAGCCTGAACACACTGCCTTATAAAAAGGATGAGCTTGCACCAATCATGAGCAAGGCAACAATTGATTATCACTACAATCATTTGGCCAAGGCTTATGTTGATCGCTATAATTCAGGTGAGGGCGACCCGATGTTTAACAAGAATGGTGCTGATCTTCATAATATCTTCTTCCCACAGCTACAAGCACCATCCCGTGGTAATGCACCAATTGGAAACGTAGCAGATTTTATCGACCGTAATTTTAAAAGCTTTAGTGGGTTTAAAGAAGAGGTTACTGATAAAGCAATGGGCATCCAAGGCAGCGGCTGGATTTTCTTAGATCGCAACGGTAAATTACAAACTATTGCAAATCACAGTATTACAGGCGGTACTGATAAAATTGTGTTATTGATTGATTGGTGGGAACATGCTTGGGCATTGGATTATCAATCAGATAAAAAGAAATACCTAGATAACTTTTGGCAAATTGTCAACTGGAACGCAGTAAATCAAAGACTAATTTAAAGTTGCTTTACGTCCTAGACCATTAAGCCATAATATAATATCATCATTGACAAGGCGTATTTCCATTGCGTCCTGTTCTCCAAATATGCGTAGGTAGCCAGCGCCGTGGTAGTAAGGCCAGTCCAAGTGTTGTTCTAGCCCTATTAGGTGTATGGGCTTTGGTGTCCAACCTGCTGGCATTTGATATGACCAATACCTAAAGTGTGGTTTCATTAACTCCCAACCAAAGGTTGTTAGCTTGAGTCCTTTTTGTCGGCCAGGTTGATAGTTTTTAAAAATTGTGTAAGGGGTTACCTTGGTATTTTCCCATATATGAGGAATGGGATACTGAGCCAAGTACTCAGATATCTTTGTAGCTAGTTCCTTGCTCATCAATACGGCGGCCTTGTTTTAATTCAACTACTGTAAAGTCGTTGATTTTAAACATTTTGTTAAGTCTATCAGCAAGATTAAATGCATGTCCTGGATTACTAAAACTTACTTTTTTATACTTTGGACCAGGATAACTTACTAAACTATTCAATGTGCGTAGATTAATAGGTTTATCTTTATAAAACACTGCATAAATTGCATCAGCGGCAAGAACTTCCTCGCTTTTGTAAGTTCGAGGATTTGTATTAGTTAATATGATTTTTGGTTTTGGTCGGCTCATACACTTATTTATCAAAAGTGTGTATTTAATGACCCTATTAAAACACTATTAAATTGAGATTTTTGGAACTAAAGTTCGAATTTTTGTTCCAGACAGTACTATGCAACTGACATCTTTTTTATTACCAGGCGTAGCAACTGCTGTCCATTCTCGAGTTTCTTTATTGATCCATAGCGTAAACAGCATTTCATCATCACCAATGGTTCCCACCGCAGTAATTTCTTCACCGTTGTCAGAGAGTAGCTTGGCAAGACCTGGTGTGCCTCCACATTGCCATTTTGAATCAGCAAGAAATGATGACTGTGCAACTGCTGGTAATGCGGACATTAAAAATGTAAAGACAGCAAAAGTTACTACCAAAAAAATGGCAATTTTATTTATAAGTGGCCGCCAGCCATTCTGAATGTTGTTGAGCATTATCACTAGCCTTTTGTAATCTGTACTTACCACAGAACTTCATAAATTGAGCTCCTACAGAAGGATTACGTGGCTTTTGTACAGCCTCTGCAATACTTTGATCCAATACTGCTTTGATATTGTCCGGCTGAGCAGTTAAATCAATGATCTGACGATTGCGCTCATAGTCGTCACGTACCAAGTGCTCGACACCTTCGTGATCGGACCAACGTTGAAGCATGAGATTGTTCCACATGAAACCTTTGTTATTACGATCCGAGAATGCTTCTTCTAGTCCAACCTTGTTCTTAGTACCCTTGGTACGTACACCTGGATATGCAGAGAAGACATTGTCTGAGGTATCGCCACGCATACACTTTTCAAACAACAACCATTCTGGATTAGGAGCAGGCTTTACTTCTTTAGTTTTCTTGTCTACAACTGGCCTGCCTCTGTCATCAAAGTATCCTTCATGAGTAGTTAATACGCCTGAGATACCATTAAACAATTGAACGTTTGGAGCAATCAGCTGTTCAAAATCTGTATCGCTTGACACAATTGTATGGTTATCGCTTGGATGCAGTTGAATCCAACGTGCAATAAAATCGTCAGCTTCGCAAACAGGATTACGTAAGACAGTTACATTTGTACGTGTACTAATGTATTCGTGGAAATTATCAAAGGATTCCCAAAAGAGTTTTTCTTCTTCTGCTTCTTTGGGAGTATGCTTTGCTCTACCTTCAGCACGATTAGCTTTATAAGGTTTATAAACATCTTTACGCCAGCTACGACCTTCGAAGCAGAAGACTACATGTTTGCCCTCACGCTCTCGCCATTGTTTAAGTACAGCGGCAAGAATAATGTGGTAGCTCATTGCAACACGTTCTTCAGGATCACCGGTACGGATCACATGACGGGCACGGAAGAAGAGATTTGCGGCATCAACGATTAAGTAGCTCATGTTCTAATAATAACAAAGATTAAGGTTAAAGTCAAGCCCAAATATTATCAATTTCATATAATTCATTGATAATAGTTGGATCAGTGTAGTGTATCAATAATGCACGTCTGGCTCTTGTTGATGGGTTTGGCATACTTGAATGTAATAACTTGGCATTGTAATAAAGCAATGAACCGCATGGCATGTTTGGTTGTATATAGTTCTCAGTAAATTCCTGATCAAACTTGCCAGCATAACATTCATTTATTGGGTAGTCTTTTAATTGACTTCCACTATAAAGTCCAGTACTACCAGAATTACTATCAATGTCATGTAACGGAATGATAGTTTGAATGCTTAATAATCGCTTATCAAAATTCCATTTGGGAAATCTGTACGGTGTATCAATATGCGGATTAATTAAATTGCTGCCTGGTTGAATAGTTACAACATCGGCTGCATATAGTATTGGGTCTTGCATTTGAGTTGCAATAAACGTTGCAACTATTTTTTCAATTGATTGAAATTCTGGCCAATTTAAAACTTGTTGACTCCACCATATTGCTAAAGGTCCAATACTTTGAATTTCATGATCTTCAGCATACTGCTTTTTAAAATTTAAAGCTCTCTTTGGCTTTAACTCCAGTATACGATTGTTAAAATTTTGAATTAAATTGTCTGGTACAAAATTTTGATATAGCATCCAACCCTGACCTTGGGTTAGTGTTGGATCGTATTTCATCGCTGAACGCGAGTTTTCTCAGAAGTCATCATTCTGCCAGCGTCAGCAATAAAGTTGCCATCGTTGTCTCCATCTTGTCCAACATTACGACAAAGGTCGGTAAACCACTTGTCTACAATTTCTTCGGGAGTATTACCAACATACCCGTTATTACGTAGAAACAATACAAAGGCAGTGTTCCATTCTAGCTCAAAATATCCTTGCTTTGGATTGCTAGGATCTACATGCGCCTTGACTACGTTAACCCATGGTTCTGGGTTGTTTTTCATTGATTCAGCAGTTTGTGTTAAATCTGGTTCTTTTTTAAAGAAATTTTTAATTTTAGATAGCATTGTTATTTTCTTTTGTTGTTGTTACTCTTGGAGGAAGAAGCAAGGCTGCAATTTTCTTCATAGTAGTAATTTTTTCAACAGGTTGTTGAATATACCCGCCAACTCTGAGACTGTATACTACATTATTAGTCTTACAATGATCACATTCGGCCCCAATAGGTAATGTAATAAATGTATCAATTTGATTGCAATGATGAGACCAAGTGTTCATAGCTGTATATACCTTATTTAGGGGGTGGATTTTTTTCTAAATGTTTCTACATCTACTATAGCCGACTCGAGGGTGCGAGCATAGTTAAGCGCCTGTTGTTCAGTCATAATAATACTGCCTTCGTATTCTATGTAGCCTCGAGTTAACAAAGTCCAAATCTTTTGCCAACGATTCATGCTCCACCATTTGCTTTTTTGTTGTGTATATGTAGTAACGGTAACACTGTTGTCATCAGCTTCAATCCAGATATTATGATCGTGATTGCTATCACCGCATTCGCAAACAACCTGATAGGTCATTGCATCGCCCCAATCATTGCGTTTCAAAATGCCTTCTGCTGGCTTTTCGTAATTCATTTGCAACCCTCTAAAAACTTATCCAATGTCAGTACGGCACCATCAAACGAAATAGCAAGAATTTTTGCGCTAAGGATACCATTGGAGATACTTATATCAAATGGCACTGTACCATTAAATCTAAAATTATCAGGTACATCAGTTTCAACAATAAACTCAGTCAGATGTCTAATCCTGTCAATAACATTGTTTGCAAGTTCAGCTGAGTTCATTAAATTTCCTTAAAATAAATTAATAGATTCCCATGGCAAGTCAGACTTACCAAAGTGACCATAGTTTGTTGTACTGCTATAAATGGGGCGGAACAGATTAAAACGCTCAATAATACCTTTTGGTGTCAGATCAACTACTTCTTGAATTTGTTTTGTTAACATACGGCTTTGAGAAATACTGTTAGTTTCTACATAGAAGCTCATGGGTTGTGCCATGCCAATGGCATAACTGATCTGCACAGTGGCCCAGGGTGCCTGACCGCTGGCCACAATGTTCTTGGCAATCCATCGTGTCAAGTAGGCAGCACTGCGATCTACCTTAGTAGGATCCTTGCCGGAAAAAGCACCACCTCCATGAGGACTATAGCCGCCGTAA